CCTTAAGGTACTACAGCAATTCATAACTCTTTCGCTATGGATTTTTGTGACGAGAAGGTCCCCCTCTGGGGGAAAGCTATCGTCGATGCCGGCTGTCCTGCAGCACGGTCTTTGGATAAAGCTCTTCGTAGAGCAGTCGGGATTATCTCTTTGGAGTTCAAGACTCCAGATAATCCTCGTCCCCCCCTTGGGGGTGACTGTTCTAGCCTAAGGGCCTGGTGGAATGAGTGGACGACTGTATGCCTGGGACGGCATAAAAATCAGGGTAGACGATACCATAGGCTTGGCATGATGGTAAAGTCGTGTAAGAGACTGTTCGATGTCTCTTGCGAACCTTGTGACAACAAGTTGTCGATGGAGGCCCGTCGGAAGTGGGATGCACACGTCGCCTTGGACGTGCCCACTGAAGCGGGCCCCTCGCAGTCAAATCTCGATGAACTTTCACTGAAAGTGAGAGAAATGATTTGCGGGTGGGACCGGAGGTTGAAGGAGAGAAGAGACAGCGGAGAGGAACCTGTCCTGGGCGAGTACATCCCTGACCAGCAGGGCTGTTATGAGACTGAACGAAAGTTTGGTGGCACGCTTGCAACTGGTGTTTCTGATTACTCCGGTGATTGGAGCCTGTTGCGTAGGGGCGTGGCCAAGCAGAAGGGAAAGTTTAGGGTTGTGACCATGCAATCCGCGGAAGTTAAGCGCGTCTTGACTCCTGTTCATAACTCCCTCTATGATCACATTACCTCCTTTGGGTGGTGTGTCCGTGGGGATGTACGAAAAGAGGATTTTGAGTCGGTCAGATCGGACCTCCGCGACGGGGAGTTGTTTATCAGTGGGGACTACCAGAGTGCTACTGATAACATATACCTGGCCGCGGTCGACGTCATGGTTGACGAGATCTCGAAATCACCCTTGCTCACCGGTTTGGAGCGAGATGTGTTGCTCGGCAGCTTCCGAGACCTTAGGTGGAGGAGCCAATCGGGTGCTGTTCACCCGATTAAGAGGGGCCAGATGATGGGAAACTTGATCAGTTTTCCGCTTCTGTGCCTGCTCAATAAGGCTTGCTTCGATATCGCCTGCGATATCCGCGACCGAAGTGATCGGAGTCGTGTTGGCCGGTTTAATGGCGATGATTGCATGTTCTGCGGTGACGACGCATTCTTTCGAGAATGGTCGTCTGTTACCGCTAGGTACGGTTTCATCGTTAACCGGGAGAAGACGGGACGTTCGCGTCGTTGGCTTGAACTGAACTCTCAGGTCTACGACGGTGCTAGACACAGTTTGGTGTCTAAGCCAGTCCTCGGCTTTCTCCGGCCCGGCCGGCAGGAGCCCGGCTCCATATTGTGCGCCGTCACGCGCGGTGTATCTAGTTTTTCACGGGATCATAGGCTTATGATCGTGAATCTTCTTAGATATGAAATCTCCCTTCGGGGAGTGCTAGAGGATCTTGGTTCTCTGGGACCGTGGTGGCGAGCGCAGCTCGCGAAGAAGCGGTGGTTTAGGGCGGCCGCCATGTTGGGCGGAGCTCAAGTGACCCGGAAAGGAGTGGCTAGGGGGGTGACAGTTCGTGTTGCCGCCCCTCCACGACCTCATTTCTTTAATTTTGTCTCTCGCGCTGCAGCTCGTCTGCAGCGAGACAATACAGAAAAGTGGATCGGAAAGAGAGTGGTGCCTCTTGAAGAGAAGCTTGACCGACGGACTTATCGTAAGTCTATTGAAAGAATGACTAATTCGTTGGCTCTTCGGAGATTTTCCTGGTGTGGATTTAGGTGGGCCTTTGTTTGGCCTGTTGAATTGTACGAGGCGTACAATCATCTCCCCATTTTTGGGGCAACTAATTCCAAGTGGTATGATCACCACCCCTTCCTGACCAGACGCCCTTGCGTCGTTGAGGTCAAGGGACCTAGGAAAGACTTCCCACCCCCGGTTTCCCTTCTCTACGGGGCCGATAATTTGCCTAACATACTGTAGGCGGTCGGCCGGTTGTAGCTGGGAGACAGGTCTGTATGACTCCAGACCGGAGATTGATACCTCAGGATAGGTAATGTGCTTAGCGGGCCTCGGCCGGACGCCATATTACCAGAATATGAGGGGCGTTTGCCTTAAACAAGATTCCCACCGGTGTGGGATCCCTGAATGAAGGGACTAAATTCATGCTCACCCTAACAGGTAAAGTCAGAGATGGTGTAAAGAGTCCAAGTGAGGGTGAGACGGAACTTGGTGTCCATCAACTGTTAGCGTTTTGTCGCCAATGTGAAACCAGCCTGCTGGTTATGCCCGTGAGAGCGGGAACGAAAGCACCTTCCAGTGCCTAGGGTATGCCGCGAG